GTGCCGTATGACATGTTTAGTATTGGACAAATGGCACAAGCATCTTTAGTTATGCAATCAACAAAGAGAATGACCTGCCAGCTGCGAAGTGGCTCCGGCGAAAAGCCGACGAAGAAAGGGAGAACTGATGGAAGGGTCAGTCATCACGATTCTAGGGATGATGTTGTAAGGGAAAGTAGGGAGCATTTTGGTAGAGCCTGCTTAGCAGGAGAATCATGTGTTTCTAACCGACACTTTCATTATCGTCCAAAAGACAAGAAGAGTGGTGCTGACAGGAGGATAGCGGAAGGTAAAGCGAAACAGGGTAAGAGCAGGTTAGATCCTGACCGCTTTATCATGTGCGTGTATTGTATCTGTGAATACGGGGAACGTGTGATACGGTGTGATTTGTCTGAACATTACCATTCTATGTCAGACCATACACTGAAAGCTTGTAGTACCTGTCACAGGAGTCGAGAAAATATGCACACTAAAGAGAGTGTAGACTCGTGCACTGAAGATGTTCAGAGCATGGGTTTGGGTGAATGGAGTTCCGGAAACAACAGTCACCATGTCGTCAACATGCCCATTGAAGATGACACGGTTTCTGGAGTAAGTAAAGTCGTAGAGGAAGAGGAAATGGTTTTTACTATACCTACGATTGATAATGAAGAGGAACAACGAACTCCAACTACGGTGGAAGAGGAAACAGACAGTCAAAGTACCGATAGCCTGAAAGAAATCGATGGACCGATAAACGTCGAAAGTAGTTCTGTTGCTGATAAACCATTGACTTTCTGTAATCTCAGAGGTTTTGAGTTGTCATGTTCCATAGAAGATGCTCGCTTGTACACGAATGTCAAGCCTAATATGCAATGGTTCACATATCTCCTACGACAAGTTTTTAACCGTAGAGAGTTATATGATCGTAATTATACAGGGTTAAATATAGTTCGTGAAGAGAGACATTTTCTGCTTATATTTGGATTCACTTTCGGAGGGCCAATTAGTAACAATCGTATGTATTATAACATATTGGATAAATGTTACCAAAGTTATGCCGAAGTTCGAGTGTTTCCGTCTATTGTGCGAGCTGTATTTTTAAAATATAGTCCTAGCACGAGAATTACGAGTATAAGTGGAACTGATTTTCAAGCACTAGCATTTCAATACATTCAAACCACGTATCCTCGCTTCTATGATATGTGTGGTTCTCCCGAATGGAGAGAAATGTTAGTGGATTCGGTTTTAGTAGCGTTGAATGTCATAGTGGTGTATCGCCATAAAGCGAGCATCGTTAGTCATTCGGCGTTAAACTAAGACCGTTTGCACCACCGTTCAAAAAATTTGAGCCCGTTGTTGGGGTGCAACGGGCTCAACCCACAAGGATTCTTACCGAGAGTTGTAAAGTTGACAAACCATACAAGTTTAATGACTACTTTGTCTGTGTCTCCGGGTCTGAGTTTTTTAATGATGGAGAGATTATCTTCACATCAGAAGAGACGCCAGATCCTATATACGGACATGGACATTGGGACGCTAGAACCCGGGTTTGCACGTCGTTTCTACATAGTGGCATTATATATCATGCTGACAATAACACTCTTAGACTTGCTTTCCGACGTCAAAGTTGTTGTAGAGCTCTAGATGTGGATCCCACTGGCGCCTTTGATAAACTATTATTATCCAATCAGTATCGCATATATGGTATAGATTTTAAATTCGAATTCAGTTATGATGGAATTGATTGGAGAGAATTGATTCATAGGCATGTCAGTGATCCACATCCTAAGAAACGGCTTAGAGAACAAGCATTATTAGATGTAACTGGTGAAATGATTTATTACAACAAAATTTGGAAGAGCAAAGATGGTTATAGAATAAAACTCAAACGCAATGAATGGGCGAAACCAGGCAAATATGGTCGGACCATAGGTGACTTGGGTGTAGCTGCTAGTTTGCAAGGAGCGTTTTTCATT